GGAAGTAATATGGTATTATTTTCACATTCATAAAGATATCCTGATTTATTGATACTAGGTTTAATTATTTTTATATCATTTCCTTTAGCTTCCGTAATATACTCTTTTGTTTTTTCTTCTCCACCAATATTAGTATTAAGTAAACTTGCATAGAATTCACATTTATAATTTACTTTTAAATAAGCCATTTCATAAGCTAAAAGTGCATAAGCAACCGAATGTGATTTATTAAAACCAAATGACGCGAATTTCTCAATAAACTTAAATACTTCTTCTGCACATTCTTTAGAATATCCATTTTTTATTGATTCTTCAATGAATATTTTTCTTTCACTTTCCATTACTTCTACTTTTTTCTTGCTTATGGCTCTTCTAACAATATCAGCATGAGCATAACTATAATTTCCCATCGTCCTTAAAATTTCCATTATTTGCTCTTGATATACAATTATTCCATAAGTTTCATCCAAAATACTCTTTAAAGACTCATCAAAAGTAGAATATTTAAAATGTTTGTTCTTACGATCACACAAAACATCAATATTTTCCATTGGGCCTGGTCTATATACTGCTAAAGCTAAAACCAAATCTTCAAATTTATCAGGTTTAAATTTTTTTAAAAAACTTTTCATATTTTTTATCAGTTCCATTAATATCTTGTAATATTTTCTGCAATGTACCCGGCAATAGATATATTTCTGTATATAAATTATACCATTTTGTGTCTTGATATTTACTTATTATTCCTATTCCTGTTATTGTTACACACAATTCATTATTGCCCTTTTCTATTTTTTTAAAATAACATTCATCAGTTTTTACATAATAAATAAAATTATTTATTAATACTCCTAAAAACACTTCGATTCTCGTGTCTTTGTCGAATTTATCCCAAATTGATTCTGAAAAAATGCTATACGAATCATCGTCGACTATCTTTATTTGTAGTTCTTTTGATTGTATATCTTCGTTTGTTAAACTTGTACCTTTTTTGCAGTCAATTGAAACAATTTCGCTATCTTGATATCTATATGCAACCCCTAAAAACACATTTAAAACTTTGGCACTGCTGTATTTTTTAGACCATTTATAAATTTTTATTGTAACATTACTTCCTGTTATTACATTGTTTATTAATACTTCTTTCTTAGTGTTATTTGTAAAATTATAAGTTTTTTCTCCGTATTATTACATCAAAATTAACTGCATATTCATTTCTAATGTTTGTAAATAATATGTGTAAGTCACTTTCTTGCTCTTTATCATTGAAAACGTTTTGTGAATATTGTACATTTAAATTCCCGTTTATGTCAGATATTTTATCACTGAACCACCCCTCCTCTTTATTCTCTTCTATTACATTGTATGAACCATCTAATCCTATTCCATCATCTTCAAATATTGCGTATTTCCCGTTTTTCAAAAAAAGGTTTATCATTATATGTATTATGTATTATATTCACTTTTGCACTTACTGTAATATTTCGTTCTCTCATTGCATCTATTATTATTTGAGAATCATCTATCATTACACAGCACCTCCGGTGTATTTGTCAGCTTTAGTTTGTATAAAGTTGCAAGAGACATCAGTCCAACCTGTTACTAATTTTGTTTCAGGATCTATTGCTCTTGCAGACGGTTTTAAATCTCCTACGTACATTTGTTTAGTTAATCTTTTTGAATTATTCGAAGGAAAAGTGCATGAAAATTCTTTTTTAAATTTTAATTCTGTTAAATAATTCATTTGTTCTGCTGTCAGCAAATCCCATTTCATTTCAATTTTCCACCTTGAACTTATTATTTTTCTAACTAAATCTCCTAACGCATTCTCTGTGCTTTTTTCTCTCAATGTCGGGTATGGTACATATTCAGATGGGGTCGGAAGACTTTTCCCATCTACTATTATTACATCATTTTCCTTTATCATCTTCTTATCCCCTTTCTAATAGTGGTTTATATCCACGTCTTCTTGCTTCTGTGTCTAAATCCTCTATTAATTCTCTTGCTAATACTTTGCTGTTTAATTTTATAGTGTTTTCAAAATTGATTGTTCCTCCTGAGTTTTGGCTTATGTTATTTATTGTTTTTTCTAGTATATTTCCTTTGTTTAATACACTTGCATTTACATTTGATTTTGAATATGTCGCTGATATATCTGTCATTAGTCCCTGTTTATTTAATTTTAAACCATTTGTTATTTCATATATACTATCATAAACAGATTGTGCCTTATTTTTGATTCCTTCCGCTATTCCAAGAGGAATAAATTTACCTACATAATCTGCCATGACTTTAGAAGGCGAGTGTATTCCTAATGCATTTTTGAAAGTTGATGTGACAGAATTTGCTATTCTTGATGCTGTTCTTAATAATCCGTCTTTTGCGTTGTTGATTCCTCTTTTTATTCCACCTATTACATTTTCGCCAATACTAGTGAATTTCCAGCTTCCTAATCCATTAGAAAACCATGTTTTTACATTTCCACACACATTCGAAATCGTTGATGAAATAGGATTATTTTTAATTCCACTTTTTATTCCGTTAATTACGTTTCTACCTATTGTTGTGAATTTTGAATTTTCAAGTTTATTCTTAAACCAATTTTTAATACTATTGCATATTTCTTTTATTGTAGAATTTAAGTTGTTCACTTTATTTTTTATTCCGGTTCAAAAGCCCTTGCATTACATATTTTCCGTAATTCAAACATAACAGTAGAAGGTGAGTGTATTCCCATACCGTTTTTAAAACCGTCTATAAAAGGATAAATTACATTATCATATAGCCATTTTGCTATATTCCCTAAACCTTCTAGTATTCCATTCCATAAACCAAGAGCTACATTTCCACCTGCTTCTGCTATTTTATTATGAAAAAATGTTCCTATGCTCGAACATGCTATTGATATTACATTCCATAATTGCCTTACTTGTACACCAAAGTTCACTCCTATCATGTAGAATATTATATATGCAATATCTCCCCAATTTATTGTTGATATTGTTCCTACAAGGAAATTAAATATCGCATCTACTATTGAAGCAAAGTTAAGTGTTGTTACGAATTTTTTTAAAAATATTATTGCTGTGTTTAAACCTTCACCTAATGTGCTTCCAACTAAATTCCAATCTATATTTTCTATTCCACCGTTTATAAATTCAGCTATCCCTTTTCCTATATTTCCTGCTGTTTCCTTTATTTTTGTCCACGGTATTTTTCTTAATGATTCATTCAGTTTTTTGCCTATTTCAGCTCCAGCTTCATACCACTTGCCATCCTTTATTTTTTTTAAAAAAGCATTTAATTTAGTATCTACTTGTCCTAAATCAATATTTGGCATTACACTACCTGCTCCACCATTTCCTCCTGATCCCGAATTATCGTCTTGTATGTTATGAACTTCATCAATATCACCCGGATTTAGTGCTTTAGTTGCTTTTCCTGCACTTTTAGCACTATTGGCCATATTTGAATATGCTTTTGCACTTGCATTAGCAAATATATTAACTCCTGTGAGCGCATAAATCAAAGATTGAACCCCTTTTAACGCTTGATATACAAGATTAACTATGTATTGTATAACCGGTGCTAAAGTTGAACCTAGAGCGTATTTCATGTAATCTATGTTGGCACTTAATTGTTTTGCTTGTGAATTTTGACTAGATAACCACGTGCTTGCTGCACTTCTCAAAGTTGAATATATTGTTTGTAAACCAAACAGAGCTCCTGCGATTTTAAATATTTGCCCTAAACCCGCTTTTAATGAACTTCCCATTCCTCTTAAACTTCTTGTAATATTTTGCCCTGTCTTTGGCATCTGCTTAAATGCTGTTCCTATTTTTTGTTTGAAATTACTAAAAAAACTACTCAATTTGTTTTGAGTAGTTGCTGTCTTATTTGTTTCTTGATTTAATTGTGTCATTCTATTTTTTGCTTCACTTAGTTGTTTATTATACATTTCTATTTCTGTATATAACTTTTGTGCTTGACTATTTAATGATGTAAAATCTTTGTTTGATTTCAATGCATTATTAACTATTGTATCCATTACTTTATCATTAGGATTTATTCCTTCTGGAGTTACTCTTCTTTTAGTATCATCTACTATTTTATCTATTTGTGGATTTATCACATTTAATTTCAGTTGTCGGGCATTTATTTTTTCTTGTAAACTATCTATTTGTTTTTGTATTTGAGATATTTGCTTTTGTGCATCTTTATTATTAACTTTAATTGCTATTTTATTGTTTTCAGAACTCTTCTTTAAATCAAGCATTTTCTTTTTCATAAAATTAACTGCTTGGTGTAATTTGATTGTCATTGCTTTTGTATCTGCTTTTGAAAGAGTTTCTTGAACCTGTTTCATTTTTTCTTTTATTGCAGGTACTATTTTATTTAATTCCTTTAATGCTTCTTCAATCTTTGCAGTTACAATTATTTCAATTTCTTCTGCTGTCATTACACTTCCCCCTTTCTTGTTAAAGTTTTACGTTTTTACAACAAAAAACGTCAGAATTGATCTGACGTTTGGTTTTACATACTCATCTGATATTGCTCTTCTTTTAAATCTTGAGTATATATATTTGGTTTTTTAATAATTTTCATTTTATTTATTTTACAATTTCATTAAATAACGTTTCATATTCTCTTGCTTGTTCCGGTGTTAAATCTCCATCAATTCTTAATAAAGCATCTCTTTTAATATAAATATATTGAGAAAACATAGCTGTTGTAGAAAGTCCTTCTATATAGTTTTTTCTATTCTTCATGTCATTTTCGTTTTCAAATACTTCAATAGTTCCTCCTACAGGTTCATTTATTTCCTCTTCTGTAGATAATTCTTTATCTAAATTTGCATTTGTTTGTTTTATTCTTTTGTCTTCAAAAGTAATTTTAGAAGTATATTGTCCTGGTCTTCCTAGTAGTTTGTTTAGATCTGTTTCAGAGTTATAAATTACTACTTTACCTATGTTTGTATTTTTTTCTTTCATTTTGCTTATTATCTCTTCAGCTGTTTTTGATTTATTTTGAAGTACTTCCGTTGAACTACTTATATTACTTCTGTTATTGTTTTGATTAACTAAATATAAACAAATTCCTATACTTGCAATTATAACTATTACAATTATTGCTATTACGATTTTTTTATTATTGTTTCCTGATGCGTGTTTGCTCATCTTTTTCCTTTCAAAATGTGCCATAATTGATTCTCCTTTCGTTCAATATATTAAGAATTATATCGAACGAAGTCGAATAAATCAATATTAAATTATTGACATTTTTCGACATTTTTATCCTTTAAATAATCTTCTTTGATCTTCTAATGTTTGCTCTTGTTCTTGTTCAAATAACTCTTTGTAGTTATCTCTAATCATTATTATTTCTGCATTCTGATTCATACAATCGCCTGCAATTAATTTGTTTGTCACCGCTTCTTGTAAATCTATTTCTCTTCTCAAGTCGTCAAAAATTTTAATTAAATGAGTTTGACAGTAAATGTTTATTTCTGAATATCTGCTATTCCAAAATTCAAACGGCTTCATATCAAAATAATATGCAAGTGGTTCTATTGCATATATTAAATCTATTAAATTGTTAGCGTCTTTTATATTTTGCATTATATTGCTTAGTCCTTTTGACTCTAGAACTCTTGTTCTATTATCTTGCCTACCACGTTTTCTGCAGATTTCTCTACAATCTTGTCTAAGTTTAGTGTAGAAAGAGGATTTGTTGCTATTTCCTTCAACTCTTTCTTTGTCATTTTCTTTTTGAAAAAACCCTCATCATTCAACGCCTCTGCAATCTTTTCATATAAATTTTTAATTGTCATTCCTTCTTTTCTACATTCATCTATAAAATCGTAAACTTCATCACTATTTGTAAATGCATTTTCTCCACTTTCTAATTCTGATATTTTAAATATTATCTTTGATAAAGCTTCTATGTCTAATATAGAATATACTTTAATAAAAGCTTCTTCAAAATTTTTATTCTTAAGTAGATTAGCTATATCTACTATTTTTCTTGTTTTTAGTACTAAATTAATTGTTTTATTTTTCGTTTCTATTATCATTTATTTTCTCTCCTTTGCAAAAGAGAGAAGGCTATAAAAATATGCCTTCCCTTAAATTTTATTAATATTTTGTTAAATCTCCTTCAATAGGATATCCGTCTGTTTCTACTACTTTTGACTCTTTATATACTCTCATTGTGTCTTTTATAAAGTCTCCATCATTCATTTCTTGTCCTGCTATATCGACAGTGCATTTTACTGATTGAACTAATGGTTTGTTAGCAACTGATGCTGTTGTCTCTGGATATTCTAAAAATAAGAATATTGTTGTGTCTGCATCAGCTATAGCTTGAATAGCTTTATGTGTTTCTTGTATAAACATCATTTCTATATCAACAGTTTCTGCTTTTCTTTTTCCTTTAGCCATTCTTTCTTCTTCTAAATCTAATGCACTATATGTTTGTCCCTCTTTTAAAGTTTTTAATTGTCCCACTTTTTGTACATAACCTATATCTGTTCTTTCTCCTGTTAGTGTTGTTGCATAAGACACTTTTGCTTTCATAGCAACTTGTGGTGTTGTTGTTTTTGGTGTATCTCCTGCCATTTTAAAATCCTCCTTTTTTATTTCAAATTAAAAGAGGCCGTTATTGAATTAAAACGAACCTCAAAAGTTATTGTTATACCGTATTTTTGTAGTATTTGTTCATATACTGCAGGACTGGTATTTGTCCTTGTAAAATTAAGTTCTTGAAGCTTTTTATCAACTTCATCTGTCATTTGCATTGCTTGGCGTTGTTTTTCATTCCAACAAGTTATTGATATTTGAAACGTAGATTTGATTGGAAAACCGTTTTCAGTTAGATTTACTGATTTTAAAGCTGTGTGCAATTCCAAGCAAGGAAACTTACTCGTTGTTGTTGGATTTGTTAGTATTTGTTTATATTTCAATGGTTCTAGCTTTTCATATACTAAATCACTAAACTCTTTTATACTTAAATCTTTCATTACTTACATACCTCCTTCAACATTTCATCTAGTTTCTTCTTGACAATTTCTGTATTTTCATTTCTAGTTTTAAATTCAGCATCGCTTAGAAAGTGATTTGCCCTTGAACCAACCGCTACATAGAATTGAGTATTTCCTATTGTTGTGATTGGAAAATTCAAAGATCTACCTACTTTATGCACGGGTATATACCACTCAGTGTAACCTGTTTCCAAAAAGTGTTTTGTCTTACCAATATGTTCTTTTTCAGCATATTGACCTGTTCCAAAATATTCAAACCACAAATATGATTGCCCATTTTCAGTCATAAATTTGGAAGGATCACAATAGACCCTTCCTTTTACTTCTTTAGTTGACATATCAATCATTTCTACTAATATTCCGTTTTCATTATGACCTTTTTCTAATCTTATTGCACAACCTCTAATGTTTTTTAGAATATCTTCTGTTGCTATCTTTACTGTTTGTGGTAATCTTTGAATTATAGCATTTATATTTTTAAAATTATGTTTTACCTTTATATTACAATCAAAGCTTATCATTTTTGCATTTTCTCCATTCTATATACATATGTATTTCCTATTTTATTTTTATCTAATACTCGATATTCAGGAATAAACTCCTCTAACTTTGAAACATCTTCAAATGATATTCCATTGCCTTTTTGTATCTCATAATCTCTTGTACTTCTACCTTTATAAATGCTATAATCTACTTCTCCTGTAGACTTTTTATCTAGTTCATTCACATCTTGTTGCATGTTTAGCCAAGCTGTACCTTTATACTTCCATATTTTCTCTGTTTCTCCGTGATTTTCTATTTCTTCGTATTCTGATATATGTATTTTTACTAAGTCTCGTAATAACATTATCTAATCCTCCTTAATCCTGATTTAATAATGTCATTCCTTAATTTTTCTATAATATCTTCAAATGATGTTGAAATAGAGCCCTCATTTCTACTTGTTAAACCTTCTGCTCCTCTTGTAAGATAAATAGCTTTTGTGGCTTTTTTTATGTATGGAAATAACTTTGTATCATTCTTTTGTCTGTTAGAAATATCAGATGCAATAGAACTAATTTCTTCTAATATTTGTTTTAACACATTGGCGTCACCTCTATAATTAGGACCTAAGTCATTTATTATTTTATCTATATTATCATCCATTTTCTATTGCCTCCTATTCCTAGGCCATTGAAGTAATTGTTACTATTCCTGCTTTTTTAGCCTTATTTGCTGAATCAACTTCAACAACTACTATTTTTTGTCCTGTTGTTGCTGTAATTTCGTCTGTTCCATTCCAAGCTGTATATCCAGATGTGCAAACTGCATCATATTCTGGCATTGTTGGATTTGCAGCTGCTTTATATTTATAACTATTTCCAGATGTCAAAGCTGGTGTAATAGTTATTTTTGTTTTTCCAGTTGATGTTCCTGCTTTTGATGTTACATTTAATTCAGCAAGTTTAGCATCTGTTACATAGAATATTGTATCTTCCATTAATGCTTTTGTTCCTTTGTATAAGAAATCTTCTAATGCTACTGCATCATCAAACGGTACTTTTTCTGCTCCATATTCTGATACATAGAATGGTTGAGCAATAGCTCCGTCCATCATTACAACAGCTTTTACGCCGTCAGGTAATCTTGTTGATTCATAAACTCTAACAGAGTCATACATACCAATAGCTTGTTCTTTTGGATCTGTTCCATTTGGTAAATCATCAAGAATTTTCTTCATTCCTTTTCTATATTCGCTATCTACTACAATAACTAATAAATCTGACTCTATACCATCGATAAAGTCATTCTTCAAAGTTCTTGCTTTTTGTAATAAAGTATCAATTGTATCTTGTATATTATCTTTTGCAGAAACTTCTGTTCCTTCTAATACTTTTGCGAAAAACTCTCTATCTAAGTATCTTATAATAGCTGATTGATGATTTACTTTTCTTTTTTCAGCCATGCCATCAATGCCGTAAAGTTTTACGTCTTTCCCTTGTAATTCTTCTACAATTTCTTTATCTGTATCAATAACAACTTTTACTGGTTTAGCTTTTATTTTATCACCTTTTCCAGCAGCTCTTGCAGTACCTTTATCCTTTAATTCTGCATTTACAAATCTTTTATATTCAATTACTCCACCTTCTGGATTTCCAGAGCCGTTTTTAGCTTTTATTTGTTCTGATACTGCTCTTGAAGCAACGTTTTCTAGTACTTCACTTAATACTTGTTTTAAATTATCCTTTGTTTTTCCATCTTGTAGCATTATATTTAATGCTTCTTGTGTAATTTCTCCCATTTTTAATTCCTCCTATTTTTTAATAACTTGATCTAGCTATTGATTTATTTTTTTCATTATCAATACCTAACTTTTGGGTTGGAGTATCTTCTTTTAGCCTTTCGTTTACTACTTTTTCAACAGCCTTATTAAAAGCATTTGAAACTTCTTCTATTTTTGAATTAATTTCTTCTGCTTTTACTGTTTCAAAATTAAAAAAAGTCAATAACGATATGTCCAACCCTTTTTCACTTGCTATTCTTGTTGCTTGTTCTTTTAATTTATAAGCATTTAATTCTGCAAGTGCTTTTTCTTTGTCTGTTCTTTCTTTTTGTGCTTGATATTCAAGCTTTTGCTCTTTGTTCATTTTAGCTAATTTTTCAGCTTCACTTTTTTCGCTGTTCATTATTTCTTCCCAGTTTGTTTTGGCTGTATTTATAGCTTTTTGAACTCTTTTATCAAATTCTGCTTGATTTTTTCCATCCTTTAGAAAATCGTCAAACGTTACAGGATTATTATTTGCTCCTGTGTTTGTGTTGTTTGCTCCCGCTGATTCATTACTTGCCCCAGTATTAGCATTGTTTGGATTATTTCCTTGTTCTTCCATTTTTTACTCCTTTTGCCCCAGCCATTGCCTAAGCCCCAGCCATTGCGTTTTATATTCTGTTGTTCTTTATAGCCTACAATCAGTAAAAAGGCATAAAAAAATAGACGCACGTCTACGTCTAAAAATTTATAATTATAAAATGTTAATAACTTATTTATCGATTGAACACTCCATTGTATCTTTTAATACCTTATCTGGTGTATCAATTTCATTTGCTATTTTTAATTTTTAAAATCTATATTTTTACATATTTTTTCTATTTTTCTCATAAGTGGTGTATTTTTATCTATTTCTTGTTTATCATTCCAAAATTGTGCCTCTAAACTACTTCTTTTTTCCTGTTTAGTTAATTCTATTTTTCTATCTGGCTTTTCCATACTATACTTCCTCCAATTTAACATATATTATACCATTTTTATTTTTTATGTCAATTAGTTGAAAATCTGTATTTCTCATAAACAATATTTCTCCTCCACCTTCATCATTTAAAGTAGATAAATTTCTTCCTGTTTTAGATTTTATTTTCATTATCATTTTGAAGCTTGTATCATATACACCTAATGATGAAGATATATAACTATTCCAATGTCCTATTCTTTGTTCATTATCAAATATTGATAATACTTTTGATACATCTTCACTATCTCTTACATATACACATCTTTTTACCCAACCTTTATATGTTGGCATTCCTTTTAATGCATTATCTAAATTTTGTATATATTCCTTATCGTCTTTTGACAATTTTTCATTATTATATAATTTTGAGTTAATTTTATAAGACATACTTTTTAAATACTGTTCTAATGATTCATATTGTTCTTCTTCTAAAACATTTCCATTCCTAAAATCTTCACTTGTATAATTGGTATTATATACAATTGTAGAACGACAATAATGAAAATGATGCTGTATAGGTGGAAGATTTAAACCTAAAACTAATCCATTACATCTAATTCTTTGTAATCTTAATTCTTTTTGATTTTCTCCATAATATCTATCAAATACATTTTCTTTGTTAATATAAAATTCTTGATTGTTTAAACTATCACACATCAAAGTTGTTTTATCATCTTCTACTGCTATAAATCTAACTTTTGAATTATCTTCTGTTACTAACTTTACACCTTCCACTTTTGACAGATTATTTAATCCTATCATTTGTAAGTCCATTGCACCTGATATTTTATCACTATTTATATTAAGCTTTTGATTATTTTGTCTATTTATTATTGTTTGAAACTCACTAGAATCGATTTCTAGGTCTTTTTGTTGTTGCATATTTAAAATTACTTGTTTATATATTTGTTGTGTATTATATCGTATTGTTGCTTCAATGTATTGTTTCCAATTAAATCCACTATAATTTGGTTGATCTAATAATGCAAGAAATAAAGCCATCGGAATCATTGATGGCTTTTTCTTTTTATTTACTTCTTGTTGGCCTTGCTTATAGTAATAATTTGCATCTTCATACATTATTTGTTTTTCTTGTTCTTCAAGTTTGTTTTGTTCTTCTATATATGCACTATAAATTAGTAATTCTAATATTTCACTATTATTTACTCTTGTTCTTTTATAAATATTGTTTGCTAATACAGTAAAATAGCTATTATTCTTTAATAAGCCTTGTTCTTTCCATTGTTCAATATATGTATTAATTCTTCTTTTAGTCTTATTATCAGCAATATTATAAATATTTTCTGATGTAAAGTTAAACGTATCAAATATTTCTTGAAGTTTATTTTGAGTTTGTCTGCTTATCCTTTGATAGATTATTTTCATTTTTTGCATCTGTTGGTCGTGATACTTCCATATTTCCACTTATATCACCTACTTTTCCATTAATGTCATTGGGTTGATTAGGTTCTTCTATTTTCGCCATGTTTTCTAAATTTTTTTGAATATTCTCTTGGTTTTGCTTGTCCATTTCAGCAAGTTCTGACTCTGCATCTAATCCAAATGGTAAATGACTTATAATTGATTTGTCACTTACTAATCCTCTTAACTTTAACCAAGCATTTGTAAGGCTTTCTGTATCTGTAGGTAAATTACGTATTAATATAACATCTATATCTCTAAAATCATATTCTTTACCTTTTTTTAGATTTATTCTTTCTGTTATCATTTCCCACATTCTTAAATATTCTTTTCTAAATAAATGATGTGCTTGTTGTAATACTTGTTCTAAAGGGAAAAACTTCTTTTCTAAGGCTGCTGCATTGTCCGCATCAGTGAAACCTTGATCTGTTACATTCGGTACTCCTGAAATCATAAGAGCCATATCTATACATGTTTTTTTATGATTTTCTGATGCAGTATCATTTATGTCCTTTATGATCCAGTCTATGTCGCCTTCTTTGTCTGGTGTATAAAATACTTTAGCATTAAGAATAGCTTCATCCTCTTGCACTCTTGCAGGATTTTTTGTCATTATTGTTTTTCCATTTTCATCCTTTTGTTCTTCACCGTTTTTATCTAGTAGTGGTGTTAAGGGCTCATTATCTGGTGAAAATCCCGTTACTTTTAATTTTGCATTATCGTTATAATCAAAAATGTTTGCATTATTTTCAATTACTTTTTCATTTTTGTTTATTAGAGTCATAACATTTTCAAAAAAAGCCATTCCATAAGGGTTTTCTACAGCAAAGCAAGGCAAATCAGTCCATCTTACGGGTTTATTGCTATCATCTACTTCTTCAAACTTATATTCAGCATTTTCAGTAATAACCTTCTTTTCTATTCCATCAACAAATTGTTTTTTATAGTCTTTTGTTATTATTTCTAAATGTGTTTCAATTCCACCTGTTGTTGTATTTTCATACCAACACCTTAATAATCCTACTTTTGTGCTTGGTACATCATAGTTCCATATTGCAACTGCGTTCAAACTAGAAATATTGGCATATACTTCTTCATTGCTCTTGTTTTCATATACCAATCCATAGCACGCTCCTGTAGTAATATAATCAAGCACACAATCATAAAAAAAGCTACCATTGTCATTATATTTTGCAATATAATCAATAATAGCTTGATAGTCTTCTGGATCATTCTTCTCTCCAAAAATCCTTTTAAATATTCTATTTAAAATTCCTTTTTGAGTTTCATTTATGTTCTTAACTTTAAATTGAGGCTCTTTTCCTCCAAAATATCCACTTGCAATAATACTTATATAATATTCAAGCGCAACAACAACATCCTTTTGGTCATATTTTCTTGTAAATCTATCTTGCAAATATCTTCTGTGCATAAATATTGGCATTGCTTTTCCCCATAACGCACTTATATTTTGATTTACATTCGTTTCACTTAAAAACTCATCTTTATATTGTATTTTTTCTACAAAACTCATTATTTTTCTCCTTTACATTATACTGTTATATCCAAATTGTAATTTCTTTTGATTTATGTATTTTTCTACTGCATACCTCATTGCATCCATTAAATGGTTGAAATCATCAATTGGTTTATTTATTTTATTTCCAAATTTATCCTCATTCCAAGTATAGTTGCTTATTTCTGTTATAAAATTCACACATTTAGGATGTATTATTATTTCAAAATCTTGTATAAATTGAATACCATTATTTATACTGTCCTTTCCTTTTAATGCACTTGTTATTCTTCTTAATCCTAGTCCATAAAGTTCATCAATACTTTTAGGTTCTGCACTATCTGCTGTTATTTTTTCTTTGCTATATCCCATTTGATTTATTTTCTCGTATATTGCTTTATTACTCATTCCTTTTTGGTACATTTCATCAAATACATATATTTTCTTGTTTTTTAAATCTATTGCACCGCAAAATAGTGCTGTTGGGTCATTTGTATAACCAAAATCCAACCCAAAAGCACTATCTAAATTTCTAATCATATTTAAATCAAATTTTTCTTCTTTCCAGTTTTCATACACTAATCCATCTACAATACCCCAATTTCCTAATCCTGCAACTTGATATCTTCGTGGATTATTTTGTTTCATTCTTTCAAATACTTTTTTATCTGCCTCATCTAACCATTCATTACACATATAATTAGTTGTCATAGCTAATATGTCATTATCTTGTACATCAAAAAATCTTTTCTTTATCCAATGATGTTCGTTCCAAGGATTTAATGTTATTGTTATTTGTTTGAATAATCCTTCTGGAACTTCTCCTCTTATTGATTCATCTATTACATCAAAATCGGCTTCTTTCGTTATTTCGTATGCTTCTTCAATCCATAACCAACATAAAACACCAATATCTACTGATATTGATGTTACTTTTAGTGGATCATCTAACCCTCTAAAATATATTTTCTGTCCTGTAGGTTTGTATGTCATTTCTAATGGGCTTTCTTTTATTTCCCAGAAATTATCTACTTGTAATCTATGTATTGCCCATTTTAATTCTGTAAAACAACTATCTTTTAATGTTCTAAATGTTTTTCTAATTACAAGTGTATTAGCCTCTTTGTATTTCATCATATTTGATATAATCCATAAAGCTGTTGTTTTAGATTTCTTACTAGCACGACTTCCTTTGCATACTCTATATCTGCATTTACAATGCCAAAACTCTGCATATCCTTTTCCAACTATACTCTGTAAAGATAATTTATTTACATTTTGTTGTGTATTTTTATTATTTATTTTATTCAGTAAGGTCATCTGTAATCACCACTGGTATGTTTCCAGTTACAGCTACTTTTTCTTTGAATGTTCCATATCTTTTACCTAATAATTCAGCACACTTTGTTCTGTCTTGTAAAGAGGCATCTAATCCAAATTGGTCTTTTTCTTCCCCACGCATTACTTTTGTTAAATATTGTAATACTTCATCTTGTGAGGCTATTCTTTGGTTTTCTTTTTCTTGGAGTTTTATCTTTATAAATTTGTCTAGTTTTGACAAGTTTTGTGAACCTATTCTATTAAGATTTTTTCCTTTATAGCCAGCCATTTTACAAGCCTCTGTTGCGTTTGCTGTTTCTACATAATAATCAATAAATCTTTTTTGCATCTCTGTTAATGAATTGTATTCTTCTTCTATGTTGTCATTTTCCATCTGCCTCACTTCCTATCTGCTTATATTTTTCTACTAAATATTCTAATAGTTGTACTTTACTAAAGAAGTCATCTTGATAAACATACTTTAAAACTTCTTCACCTTTTCTATTTGCTGTTAATTCTTTTATATATACAACATACTTACTACAATACTTTTCTAATTTGTCTGAGTAAAATTGTATTGTATCTATTTTTATATCTATTCCTTCATGTCTTATTGCTAGTAATACTCTATTAATATTACGTTGTAGATTCATCTCCTCACCTACTATTCCATTTTCTTAATTTTCTTACAGTTCAATTTTCTATTTATTTCTCCTCTTTTAGCTAATACTAGAGCTCTAGCTAAATCATCTATTAATTGATGTCTTGCTGATTCTGCAACTATACCTTCATAAGTATTTAGGTCTTTGTCTATCATTGAAAATTTACAATGTAATAATTCATGTACTAATGTTTTTTCAAAGTCATATGGTAACGTTCTATCTCCATATTCTTTTTCACTTATTATCATAATTCGTGCACATTTATTTGTTGTTTCCCATCTTGTTTCTGCTATTGAATATTCTGGGTCGTCCATGTCATTACATTTACAATTATGTCTTAATATGATAGCCCAATCTTGCAGTCCTAATCTTATTTGCCATTCTTCCAATAGTTTTTCAATTTCCTTCTCTTCCATCTTTTTCACCTTCTATACAAACATCTCTAAATCTACACTCTTCACAATTCTTATCCTTGCACTTCTGTCTTCTTTTATTTGCATAATACTTCTTTCTTCTGTACTCATCCATTATTTGACCTGCTAATATACTACCTTTCATCAGCATCACACCTTGTTTTTTCATCATTTGTTATATGTATTCCGTCACAAACATTTGTACAGTTTTTGCATTTTTCTTCTAAATGTTTTTGTATTAGTTCTTGTGTAGACATAGAATCAACTCCTTTATAATTAATAACTATGATAAAAGAGCTAGCTATACATATATAACTAACTCTTTGGCACTTATTACTTTACTACTTGTACTAAGTATACCACTTATTTTTACAAAAAAAGGTCAATTTTGGGTCAACTTTTTTAATTCTTTTTCAACTGTATAAATTAAATCTCTTTTTCTTCGTTTATATGTTTCTTCTGAGAAATGTAAATCATCAATAATTTTCCACTTGCTTTCCCCTTTTTGGTAGAATCTTTCAAAAATATTTTTACAATCTTGTCCTACTAAGTTTAAGGTTCTTTCTACTGCCTTATATTCACTTAATACACTGTTCAATTCTGTATCTTCATGCAATTTTTTATATGTATCAAAAACACTATCAGATATTTTATATGGTGCTTTAGGTAATCCGTCATTATTAGATGCACCTATTGACAGTATATCTTCTCTTAATTCTATTATTCTTAGATAATTATAGTTATATCTTCTTAAACATCCTTCTGCTTTTTTATAATCTTCTTTGCTTAATCTCATTTGTACCTCCTATTTTTTATTTTTTCTCTTATTAATTCGTCTTTAAAATTATCTAATATGTCGTATACTTTATTTACTTTAACTTGACTTTCTTTTCTTTTTGATACATCTACTAAATCAACACTTTCTAATTCTGTCATTGCTTTTTGTACTGTGTTGTATACATGTTCTAATTTCATTTGTATCACTTCCTATTCCACAACTTTTCCACATTTTGTGCATTTTGAAATTGTCTTGTAACTGCTTCTCCAAAAATCATATTTGCTTGTTATCACAAAGTCATGTTCGCAATTTTCTATTTCTGTGTTTACAGTTTCTGCTTTATTTGTATTTATTGTTATTACTATACTTGCTAGTACTATTGTAAGACATATTATAGTAGTTATTGCATATGTTGTTAAATCTTTCATCTCTCGTTACCTCCGTTTACTTTATTTTCGTAATATTTTTTTATTCATTTTTTGTCGTGAATCGGTGTAGTTAATTGGTCTGCCATTAAATCTATTATTTTATCTTTTTGTCCTAATTCCTTTCTTAGCTGTTCTATATATGTTTCATATTTTTCAATTTGTTTTTTTATTATATAATACTGTTGATTTTCTACTATATTTGCAACAGCACTTCTCTTTAATTTCTTACCATCTTCATATCCTTGCATATATCCTAACGCTTCATTTTGTGCTAATGCTATCATTTGATAATTATTATTCCTATCTTGTTTTAATTCTTCATTCTCTTTTAATACTCTTTTATAATCTGATAAAATATGCTGCATTATTTCTATATCGTATTCTCCTACAGAAGATTCGCCATATAGCTCTCTATGTCCTTTGCAATCTTCAATTAGTAATTCAAATCTTTCTAAATTTGTTATTTCTTCATTTTCTTTCATTTAGAACACCTCCAAACTCTTTTTCAAGTTTTCGTCTTTCTGTATAATGTACTTTAGTTCTTGTTATTTGATTAATTATATCGCATATAGTTCCATTGCTATATGGAAAAGACCATCTATCCTGTCCAAAATATTCAATTCCTCTTGCAGACTTTTCTTCTAATTCGTCTATTTGTTCTTTATCTAGCTTACAATAAATTATATATTCTAATTCTCTATACATTTTTTCTATAACAAATTTGTATTCATCTAACCAATTCCAATTTATTTCTTCTATAAATTTTGGCTTTGCATATCTTATTACTTCTTTTCCGCAAAATGGGCAATATTTTATATTTTCTTCAAAATGAAATGGTTGAAATATATCTTCTTCAAAGTATATTTCTTTTTTACAATTTGAGCATTCATGATATTTATATACTTCGCCTTTATACATCGGTGTTAATATAACTCCATCTATTATCTTTTCTTTCACTTAAAACACCTTCTTATGCTTTTCTCTATATGCTTTTTGATATTCTTTCACTTTATCCGAATTTTTTTCGATATATTTTTTCCTATAATCTGAATATTTTTCATTTATTTCTTTTTTATGTCTTTGATAAAATTCTTTATGTACTTGTTTTTCTCTTTGTTTTTTGCATTCATCAGAGCAACAAACATTTACTTTCGTCTTAGCAGTAAACTTTTTACCACATATAACACATTTTTTTATTCCAATATTCTTTTCTAAAAATGATATATAATCAACTATAACATTTGCTCTCTCTTTTTCTTTATCAGTTCCGTGCATTAAAACTTCACCATAAAAAATATTTATCCATTTATCTATTTCATTTATATTCGTTATACTCATTTTATTCACCCCTCACTCTTTTATTTTTATTTGCTGTTTTTTCTTTCATTATGTATCGCTCCTCTCCAGCTCTGTTAAAATTCTATCAATAGCATAGCAATAAGGATAATTTCTATTGCCCATGCCTTTTAAAATATTTGACCAGTCTTTTAATATTTTTTTGTTATATTCTAAATCATCATTGTATTGTTTATGTTCTATATAATACTTATACCAATATTCGCTTTTTTCTGTTGAAGTCATAGTTTTATCTAATATTTCAGTTATAGCTTCTTTTAATTTTCTATTTTCATTATCTAGTTCGTGATTTGTTGTCATAACCCAACAATTTTGTAAAGTATTTTTTGTTTCTTTAGATATTTCCTCTTTACTCATATCTTATTTACTCCTTTTCTACTAAATCTATTTCTTTCCACATTTCAAATAAATATTGTTTAGCTTTTTGTAAATGTTCATTTATTTCTTTCAAATCTTTTTCTGTAATATTGTATATTACAACGTGCCATAACTCTCTTCCGTGTCTTTGTAAAGCATGATGTAATTTTAAAATATAACTATCTAATTTGTTGCCTAAATTATCTTCCTTCTGCTCTAAATCAAATCTAAATAATAAATTATAATCAAAATCATAGTCTAAACCACACTTCTCTTTAAATTCTTCCCACGAATTACATTCTAAAGTTCTTTTAGTTTCCCAACATCCACAATAATATTTATGATTTGTTCCTTCTAGTTTTAACATATCTATTCTCCTCCTACTTGATAATCTTTAATTCCAAATCTGGATAAACCTTCTCAAATATTTTATGTTTTAATTTGAATACATCTGTCTGCATTTCTTTTACATCTTCTACTATTGTTTTACCGTTTTCTATGTACTTAAAGTCTGCCACATATTCTATCTTTCTAAATGTTCTACCATTCTTTTTAAAACTATCTTGTAATAAAAATCGTGGTTGTAATTCTAGATCTTTGATTTCTCCTGCTCTTTCTAGTAACTTTAATTCTTTATATCTGTTTCCTTCTCTCTTACTGTCAAATTCTTTTTCATCTACTATTACTTTTTTGTTTCTGTATTTGTTCATCTTTTGCCTCCAATCTTGTTAATATATCTGTTTTACAAGTATATTTCGGTTCAGCTTGTCTTTTATTTATAGTATTTAATCCTTTTAAAGTTTGAATTATATCGCCTTGTATCATCTTATTGTTATACTTATTTGTTAGCTTCTGTAAAAGCTCTAATTTTTCAATTTCGTTCTTTATTTCACGTCTTTCAGTTCTTACCTGTTTCAACAGTTTACCTACTTTACTGTATCCACTTGCATTTAATGTTGTAGCTTCTATATAATGCAATATATCTTGCTGTTTTAAATCTAATATACTTAATTTTTCATAAGATTCTTTTATCTCTTTATCTATCTCTTGAAAGAAATTAAGCATAAGCTTTAACAAATCTTCTACAGTCACTTCTTCTTTAGCTCCTCTCTTAATTTTTCTATACTTATCTGTTCGCTTGTTGCATATTCACATCTGTACACTCCTTTGAAGTTTGCATCTTCAAGCTTATTACACCCCAAACAATTTATACATTTTCCGCTTTAATAGACTTGTTAAACGCGGACTAGCATTGTTCCTTTCTACTGTATTTGTGAATCCTCGCTCACACATTTCAAAAGCTACTTCTCTTGCTGTTCTTTCTATTCCATCGCTTAATATTTCTAGTACTTGTTGCTCTCGCACTTTTTTATTTACTTTTTTGTTGCTTTCTCTTCTCGTTTGCAATGTAGTTGTATTCATTTGTTATCACTCTCCTTTATACTTTTATTTAATTTTTTAGTTATAAAATATATAATCAATTCAAACGGACTAAATACTATATCTATTACTACTGTAAATATAGAAATATATATTAAAAATGCTACTGTAA